ATGTATAGTTTGGGATTTAGATCATTCTCGATGACGTAAATGTACCCATAATTAGTCATTCTTTTCTCGCAGTGCCCTCTGAACGCTTTGGAATACTACCTTTACCTGAACCCTAATAGCAGGGTCTTCTAAGTTGGGTACCCCAGGGAGGTTCTTATACTTAGCCAATTCATCTCGGACGATATCAAAGACTTCGTCTTCAACATCCTCAAACGTCTTATTCGTAGGATCGTCCACAGTCTCTTTAATTCTGGCAGACACCCTGGCCATAACTTCCAGCGTATCATAGGTGTCAAATTCCCCCTTCTTATCCTTCACAAATCTTTTCGCGAAGGTTAGGGCAAAGGGAATGTACTTAAGTCCCTGATCAACAGCCTTCTTCACTTTATCATTGGTGAAGTAGAAGAAGAACAAGACCGCTAGCCCGATAACTCCTGTTAGGGGTATCGCAATATCAAGTAGGTCGTTAAGACTCATCGTCTCCCTCCTCGGCGCGGGACAATTGCTCATCTGCCTCACGCATGGTTAGTATATTCTTACGGAAATAAACATCTATTCCGTCAAAGTTAGTTCCACCGGCTCGCGTATCCAAAATCTGTATTCGATGGGTACCTGCTGCGAGGGCGCGGTCTCTTCCATACTTCTCTTCCATCTCCATCATTTCCTTCTTGGGCTTGGCAGCCAATCCCAGGAGGGTGTTAGCGTATCGTAAGATACGATCGGAGTCAGCGAAGTTAGCAGAAGATACGTGCCCCTTATTGGCTCCCTCACGATTCAATTGAACCGCAGTAATAACAGGAATTTGAAGTTGACCTGCCAGATTTTTTAGAGCCACGGTAAGGTACCCAAGGGCCTGATACTCTTTGACGTTTGAAACAAGTTGTAGATCAGCGTCCGGCAACTTAATGTAATCAAAGATCAGGCACCTTGCCTTGCCCTGATGGTGGTATTTGCGTGTAAGCGCAGCAACCCCCTCAGGAGTGAAATTCGGGTAATACTTGTGGAGAATAAGACCGCTGTCCTTAATACCCTGGGCATAACGTACATTATCAAGGGCTTGGGGATCATCCTTAAATGTACCAGTCTTAATGTCCCGCTCTGGAACCGTAGACATAATTGATAAAAGCCGCAACTGCTGCTCCATCGTGCTCATTTCGGTATCCACATACAGAACAGGCTGACCACATTCATATGCGATATATTTAGCCCAGTTTAATAGGAGAGTAGACTTACCCGTCTTAGGACGAGCACCTACTACAGTAAGAGTTCCCGCACCTAAACCGCCGATAGCAGCGTCTAATCTCTCAAAGCCAGTAGGGATTCCCATGAGACCGCTGGGGGTGTTTTCTATCTCCAGTAAGAGTTCATCGAGTCCCTCGGAAAGAGGCTTCGCATCTGCTTCATGCATGTTATCAACAGCGAGTTGAAGAAACTTATCCTGGGCATGGTCTACAATCGTCTGGGCAGTAAGTGTTTCACCGGTCAGAGTTCTATTTTGCTCAGTAAGTTCAGTAATCTCAGCAGCGGCGTTAAGAACCTTCAACTTAATGCTGGCATCCAACATTCTGTTGAGATAGAAACCGATATTGTTGGTATCAATACTCTTATCGAAAAGAGCGTTGATGTAATCGTAAGCCTTTACATTGGGGCCATTGATCTCTTTTTCAAGATCCAGGTCTCCAGCCCGAGTAAGAATCGTGGAGATGTCAGGGGCGGTTACTCCCTGCTGAGCCAAAGACTTTACGATAACCCAGATTGCTTTGTGGTGCGGAGTTAAGAAGTCCTGCTCGGACAGTCTCGCTTCCACCTCATAGAAATTAGCCGGGGCCTGTAGCACACAAGCCAGAACGGCTGCTTCGTTTCCAGGATGTGCAAACTGGGCCTTAGCGTTATCCATTAACTGACTCTTTCCCTGTTAGTATACTGTCTCTCTTCGGCCCTGCGCCGTAGTTCTGACTTAAATGCATTGATCAATTCAGTAATGGGCTTGTCAATACCATCCAAGAGATCTCTCTCGGCGGCAGCCTCATCGTAGTCCAAGTCTAAAGCCTGTAGTTCAGGATCCAAGGCTATTGCATTGGCTTCCCTCTCTTTCAAGGTCTTACCCTCAACGATACCCGACTGAATTAAGTCCTGTACTTTTCTCTCCAGGACCTTCTTCTTTTGACTTGCAATAACTCGGGCCGTATTAAAACGCACCTGAAGAGTAATGAGATACTGCCCTAACATCACCGTGTATTTAGATAAAACAGAAGACTCAACGGTGTCCAGTTCTCGTACACTGAAATTAAAAACCTGTTCAATATCGGAGGGGGCCTGAGCCGAGTATAGGGACAGGGCTTCAGATGTTTCCATCAACCTGTTTTTAATTCTCGGATCCATGTTGTTGTGCCTCCTCTATCTTACGTAAAAGATCTGGAACATCAATCGGAATTTCATTGTGGTGGACACACACTAAGGCCATATCCTCAATATCACACCACTCCGCTTTGGTTCTATCTCGTTTCTTCTGAGCCTTAAACGCATCCGCGTTGCTATGAAAATGGGGATTAAATTCTGTATGTTGAATACCCTGAACCTCAACCACTATATTCAAGTTAGGTAAGTGGAAGTCGAAAAACAACTTCTGCCCATTATAGTTAACATAGTATTCAGAGTTTATACGTGTATTAGGAAACGCCTCTTTAAGCGTTTGCAGCACGCTTTTTGCGAGCAGGCTTGTCATTCTTTATTTCCCCATTCTCTTCAATCTCATCATTCTGCGGACCCTCGGGAGGGGCGGGAGCCTCAAAAACATCTCCTGAAACAATAGCACGGATCTGTCGTTCCAATTCTGCTTTAAGGTCGCCATTCTCCTGTAAAGCGAGTTTGGCTTTCTCTTTACCTTGCCACTTGTTTTCTTTATAGGCAAACCAAGCCCCTGCTTGTTCGATTAAGCCAACGTCAACTCCAATATCAATTACTTCCCCTATTGTATCATAACCCATTCCGTAGATTAAGTCAACCTCGGCAGATCTAAAAGGCGCAGAGCGCTTGTTCTTTTCCACTACGAACTGCGTTCGGTGGCCATAAACCTCACCTGTACCCTTATCTACTAAACGGCTGGACTTGGACTTACCACCTGCCACATGGATTCTGTACCCCGCATAGAACAGCAGAGCATTCCCACCCGTCGTGGTCTCAGGGTTACCATAGGAGCCAATCTTGAAACGAATCTGATTGACGAAGATCAATAGGGTATTGGTCTTCTTGACTACCGGGGCCAGTTTCTGCAGCCCTGCGCTCATTAAGCGGGCGTGAAGTCCCATAAATTGCTGATCGAAGTCTGCATCTGCACGGGCATCCGGGAGAAGAGCAGCCACACTGTCAATAAGTACCACTGCGAACTCACCCGTCTCCATGAGTTTCTGGGCAATAGATAGGTTCTGCTCTCCCGGGGGAGCCCCATCAACCACAAGAACCTTATCTCGGGGCAGGCCGATGTTCTCCAACAGCCGGGGATCAATCGTATGCTCTGCGTCGATGATCGCACACTTGTGACCATTAGAACATGCTTCTTTAATAACTGAGTAAGCCAAAAAACTCTTTCCACTGGCTTCCGGGCCGAAAAATTCTGCTATAAGACCACGCTCCAAACCACCTCTACCCACAGCCTGATCGAGGCCAATACAACCTGTAGAGATAACTTCCGGTACTACATCGGCAGCCTCTCCCAGCCATTTAATTAGCGGGCCGTATTCTTTTTCAATTGCGTTCTGTACGACCTTAAGTGTTCCCGTCTCTTTGACCATTTAGTCTCTCCAATATTCTTTTTCTGCTGGCAGTCGCTATCTCAGCATCTCGCACAGCATACTTCTTTTCGTATATCTTGTTGACTTCATCTATATATTGGCGGGTTTCTTCTTCACTTGCTTCGTCTATTTCATCGTTAGCAATAGCACAAACCTTCTCCATTATAAAGCCAACGGTAAGAGCCTGCGGGCTAAGCACCGGCTCTTTCAACTTGAGGTACTTCTCGAACCTAAACAAAGTTTCGATAAGTACCGCACACTCTCTAATGGCCTGAATGCGACTTAATCCTGTATCCTGACGCTTCTTCACCAGATTGCTTATATACTTTCTGTCCGCATCAAAATTCCTACTAACAGGAAAGGGGCGATCTGGGTTGTAATGAAAGCGACGGGCGTAGAAGTAGTCGAGTAAGTCTTTGATATTAGACACAGTGGCAGGAAATTCTACTTTGATCACGCGGTATCCGCGCTCCCGCAGTTCCCTTACCATATCCTCTTCATCAAAGTACAGGCTACCCATTAACTCACCGGCTTGAGGGTACAGACCAGGGCCTTGAAGTCGTCGTTCTTGGGCGACTTAAGTACCACATGGGGTGTTTCCTTAGCAAAGTAGAACTCGAAGTTATCTCCCTTCAACTGCCGAATAGAATTCTGCAAAAGAAGAGCATCGAAGTGGAGAGTAAAATCCTCCGGGGTGGTTACGGCCAAATCCGAACTCTCTGCCTCTCCAGAAATACTGGAGGTGGAGAGCATGGCTAGGCCTTTCTTGCGGGCGTCGATAACCATTCTGTGGCTCTTAGCATCCACAGTGGGCTGCATACCAGATAGAACTGATAGGAAATCCTCTGTTGGAAATACTGCCAAAGCCTTCCCGGCGGTCTCCAGGAACTGACCATAACTTGGGAAACTGGTGTTCAATAGAGTACCAACAAGAGTGGTTTCGCCGCTGCGAAGGAAGAAGTTATCCTTATCCACATAAATTCCAACTACATCCACACCT